AGGTTCTTTGATGTTTCCTCGGCCCAATCGTTGACCAGTTCACCCAACCACTCAAACTGTTCCCCTACCGATGGAGCGACTTTGGATATATTCGATCCGGTGAATTGAATAGCCCCGCCAACCATTGACGGAATTTCGGTCGTCACGCCTTCGGGAAAACCCCTGCCGCCTGCGGATAAAAGGCCCCCCATGGTGGTTTCAGGCCTCGGAGTGATTGCAGGGCCTTCCTCTGTTCCCACATCAACTCCTGAGAGGTAACTGACAAGGGAATTGCCTCCGCTCCCCTCGCCCATAGGAGTTATCGCCTGCCTGTCCGGTTCCGATGGATTAGTGGAGATATCATGAACGCCTGAAAGATAGGCTATTAGTTCATCTGAGTATGGCATTGTTTACCTGTAACTTCTTGGAATTACCCTTCTTGTCCACTCTGATCTCTGTAGCCTTTCTTCGTTCGTATCTGGCTTAAATTTGTCTTTGAGCCTTGATCTAAGGGCTCCTGGTAAGTCATAAACTGGCTTAGGGTTCCTGCTTCTAATTCTTTCTATCACCCCTGGAGAATACGCCCCTGTTTCTGTTGTCCCTGTGTTTTTCGCCATAATCGCCTTTTTGAGTAAGTTTTTCGCTCCTTCAATATCGCCACTTTCAAGAAAAGGGATAACCTCCATGGCGAGTTGTGTCTTTTCCTCATCAGAACCCATGAAGCGGTTTTGAATGATGTCCGCTATGATGTCCGCGCCTGGGGGGATTCTCTGCGTTTCTGTTGCCCGCCCCTGTCCGCTACCTTCCATAGGACCGGACAACTGCCGCCATCTTTCGGCTTTGTATTCCAACAAATCAGGAGCGTTTTTTACGACGTTCCCCATGGCATCCGTATATTTATCGTCATACTCAGCCTCTAATTTGATATCGATATCGGCCATCTGCTTCCTTGTGAGCCGTTCTTTCCCGAAATGTTTGATTTCCTCAAGCTCCTTTTTTCTCCGGTGCTTCACTGCCTCCGATTCAATGCCCCTTAATTCACCCCTACCCCTCAAGGCAGGAACGCCCCTATTAGAGAATGACCCAAGATGCTGGCCGCCTTCCGGAACATATCCGTGAAGCTCGGGCATGGGGTCGTAAGTCCGCCCCGGTTCCCTTCTATAGCGATCCCCTGCACCCTCAAACGACTGAGATCCTTCAGGCGGGGTTCTCTCCGATAGGATAACGTTCTGATTCATTTGATCATCCCACCATGCAGCATCGGCATTGACCCCCTTCATGTAATCATCCCAGAATCGTTGACGCCCCGACTCTTGCGCCATATCGGCCTCAAGCCCTTGCAGCTCCCTGTCAGTATCCCAATTACCTCTATTGTAGGTCTGCTGAGACCTCCTTAGCTGGTTGATCCGGTTCATTTTCGAGGCTATGTCTTCCATGTTCCATTGTCGTGCGTCACGGTATCCGTGCTCAATGCTGGCATCGGGGTCGAAAGCCCCATAGGATGTTGACGTGTTGACCTTTTGGGCGTTCAATTCGTTTAATTGCCTGACCAGATCATCCCGTTCGGCCTTGATGTTATCGTATCCCCTTGGCATGTCCCTTGAAATTATCATCCCCATCGCCTCCCTGAGCTGCTTAATCTTTTATTCAGTGCCCTCATGATGTTGTCGTAGGTCCTCTCCCGAAGTCCAGGGCCCCCCATATTGGCAGGCTTGAGGCCCGTTCCGTATTGACCAGCCAAATTATTAAGGAAACTGACATCCTGCGTAAAAGACCCGCCGCCAGTTCCGCCCCCGGAAAACCCGCCGCCGCCGCCGGTTCTTCTGTCCATCATGGAATAGGCGTTTGACCCGTACATATTTCCGAAAACAGGATCATCGTAATATGGTTCAGTCGTTAATCCCGGGGCGAATTTAGTCCTGAACGCCTCCCGCCCCTCCTTCGGCCCCGCGCCCTGATTATAAAAGGTCATTCCTTGAGTGAATTCAGTGTTCGATTTTTGCATCTCAAGCTGTTCATCCAGCCTGGCGATCCGGTCCAGTAACTCCTTTTCTTTTAAAGCAAAATCTTTTTCCCATTGCTCTGTGCTGACATCGAACCGCCTTTTGCTTTCGGCCTGCTCTTCACGAAGCCTCTTTTTCCCGAGGGCGTATTGATTGCGTTCTCTAAGGATTGGGGCGATTGCAGCCGTACCGAAACCGCCCTGCCTTGCCATCAATTCCATGTTTTCGGTAAAATAGTCTCTCATTTAGTCCTCCAACTTGCCTTTTCCGGCATTTTCCGGGACCCGCCCGGATTTTTTACGGCCTCAATCTCCGGGTTTTCGTTTTATGGTCATGTCATTACTCAATTCTTGCTTCCTGGTTCCCTCTATAATTGAAAGGCGAACCCCGAAATCGGAAAGCACCGCGCTTATTAATTTTCGATTGTCTATTATTCGGTAATGGGCTAAATTCACTACCCTTCTGGTCGCCATGTTTATGGCATGTTGGTGCTGGTCGCCTTTTTCAAGCCTGACCTGCAGATCGATCAAGGCATAAGACAACAGGGCAATATAAATACCTAAAAGAACGTATGTTAATCTTCGCATGCCCACTCCCAATACCTGACGCCCATACCTGCATAGCAACCAGCGCCACATCCGCCACACCCGTTAGCCAGGGCGAAGGTATGGGGCGTGTATCCCGGAGGGGCGGGTAATGATCCTGGTGTCCATGTCGCTAAGTTATAAGTATCCCGGCATTTCCCGGCCATCGGGGACCATCGGCTATCGCCTATTATAAGGTTGAAATCAAATGGATCGGATCTACAGCCTGTCGCGTTAGATGGTCCGCAAAGAACCCCCGCGCCGGCAGGTGTGAGATAACCCAAGTAAACCCAACAATCCGTACAGGAAAAAGCTATAGTGGCTTCGCATTCGCCGTAATACTTTTTCCCTCCCAATAACGTCATGCCGGTCGCAACGACCTTAACCGTGTCGGTAAAAATCCCCACCCATCGGGCATCTTTAAAAAGCGGCATTATGGCGATAACATTTGTTTCAGCGTTATAAGATAGAAGCTTGGCAGCGCCATAAACCTTTATGCTTGTAACTGCGGTTGGCTTTATTACAAATTTTCCAAAAATAGGCTGATAACAGTTCGTCACATGAGAGGGCATTGAAATCACGCATCCTGTTACGTATGCCCCGATTCCTTCGGGAATATCGGCATCTTCCGGAGTCCCCCCCCATCTGAACCACGGTTGCGCGTATCCATCAACAAACGGGGGATTTTGATAAAAGTCCTCAATAATCGGGAAATCCTTAAAGTTCCAGGGAGTTGTTTCCGCATGGGGGTAATAATCAAGCTCCATGTCCCATAGGCTGTCAATCTCGCCATCCCCTTTCCATGGGGCCTTGTCCTCTGACGCCTTTCGAACGGGGTTCTTTCTTATTATCTGCTTGCCTTCCCTGTCCATCGGTCTCGCGGGTTCAATGTCTGATTCCTGTGTACGCCCGATGTGATCACTCAACGTATCTTCATCACTCCCCATTCCCGGCAGGCGGAGGGCCGCCTGAATGGTTGTCGCCAGTATAAGCAGGGCGAGAAGGCATAATGATATATTCCGGATCTTTTTCATTCCATGGTTTCTTCAGTTGCTTGAATTCTTTCGTTTCCACATCAAACTCGTACAGGATGCTTGCCGGATAGGTCTCTTTTTCCCTGTATCTTTCGACGGCTTTTTCGGCTGCCTCCATAGACGGAACGTATTTCATGTCAAATATCTTCGGGCCAGCCGTTAAAAAGATTATGAGAAACAGGATTTTCATAATTTCATTTCCTATTCCACGGCTTAAAAGCCTTCATTTCTTTCACTGTCGGGAACTGGCCATTAAAAGCAATAGCCCTATCGTCAATTTGTAAAAAAGCAGGAGGTTTCATAAGCGGAAACTTAATAAGCTCAAGGTAATTGACATCTAACCCATGCTTCACAAGCCATTTTTTCATTGCCCTGCGTCCACCAATATACCGACTTCTGGATGAAAATATCATAACCCTGAAGTCTTTATATCGGGGCCCTATCCCGAAATAATCAGGACACCCTAAAAGGTCTTCCAGCCATTCAATGGATCCCTCTACAGGTGGGTCAGGAATATTGCGTGGTCCCTGCCATCCGCTTGAATAACTGTGTAAAACGCCATCAAAATCTATTGCGAGGATCGGTTGTCCCACTCGTTGTCCCCTGCCATTCTTTCGATTATTGGTATTAAGTCTTCTCTGTTGTCTGCCTTTGCTCGCTCAATGCAAACTTCTTTTGATGTTGTAAGAATGTGTGTTTGCAAGTCCCATGGACCAACATCCCATCTTTTGATGTACTTTTCTTTCAAGTGCGTCGCATCAACAATGACTTTTTTGTGCCCCGCAAGAAATAGGGATTTAACCATGTATTCTTCAATGGCTGTAATCATCGGCTCAGCGTTAACGATAAACGCCTGTCCATGCAAGGCAAGGCGGATAGCGTCCCGGTTCACAACTGGACATTTTTGCTTGTGTGCCCACGTGCTCTTGCCACTTCTCGGCAAGCCTACTGTTAAAATCAAACATGGCTCAATCGTTGCGGTGTTCATATTCATTACCTCAAACCTCACTAAACCTTGGTCACCAAAGTTTTAGCTTTACATTTGTGGTTTCCCTTGATATCGTTTTCTTAAAGCCTAAAGAGGTCACGACATGAAAAAAACGTTCATTGGATTCATGGTATTTATATTTATTACATTAACCTGTATACTGTGTGATACATTGATTTCTAAGCATCGCGTCATCCAAGTTTTTATACCTACTTGCCCGGATCAGGCATTGCCAAAAATGAAACATTATCTTTATGGCATTGATGAGCCTCTTTATTGGCACAAGTATAACCCTACAAAAAACTGTCTTGAACTGATCAGTTAAAAGGCGTCTCCCTCAAAGGATCGAGATCGACCGTAAACCCCACGAAATCATCAAGATATTCGTTCGCGTCGTCTATCCCGCTCCTGAACCTGAAAGAAAACGATTCCCCCCTTTCTTCGGCCTGAATCCTTCCGGCAACCCAATTGTAGCCGCTGTTCGTCAGAGAAATTGAGTCCAACGTAACCCCGCTTTTATGGCCGTCCGGGTACGTCACCACTTCAACGTCTCCCGAATCGCATGTTTTCGCCTTGATTTTTACCGATCGGAGAATACTTTGATAATTGAGCGCCCCGGGAACTTCCGGGTTGATAATGTCCGATGTGACCAAATAATGATCAATCTTCGTGCTGTTGTCATCGGCCCCCGTATTCATCCGGTGGACATACCCGTTATAATCCCCCATATAGGCCATTCGCTGGTCGTCGTTTCCGATAAGATCAATTCCGCAACTGGCGTCATCGGCCAGCATCCAGATGTCGTACCATTCGTCAGTGAGGTAGTTGTATGGAAGAATCACGTTCTTTGTGGTCTGGGTGCTGTCGAAGTGCATCGGAACGGCAAAGAGAACCAGTTTTCGCCTGTAATCGATCCAGGCGTGAACGTCCTGCATGTAATCCGGTTCAATGTACGGGGTAGATCCGGTGTCCCAATAATTGGCAATCGGCCCGGAAATGTTAATCACAACCCGCTCGGCCAAATAAACGCCGTCATGGGACATCAAAATGCCTGCGTGAACGGATTTCGTTGTTGAAAAACGCCTTACGGCGTCCTCGATCGTTATCATGGCATGAGGCCCTACCGCGCCCACAGTCGATGCGATATTGAGGCTGTCCCACTTGCCCGGAACCTTCCCCTCAAGGAAATACAGCCGATAGGGGTTTTTGGTCGAAACAATAAGGTAGTCCGAGATCCTTGTGACAGCGTTCACCGTCCCGGGCCCGAAGATAGGCCCGCTCTGACCCTGCAATGGCCCGTTTTTAATGTAAGGATACCCCATCTGCGCGAAGTCAAGGCCGTTCTTAAACCTGTTTCCCGGCCAGTAAACCGCATATCCGTTACTTTCGATCACCCCGTCATATTTCGGAAAGGGCGGGATGGTGGAGGGCTTTTCGAGTTGCGCTACCTCCCATATATAAACATCACTCGGGAGAGTGACGCTCCATTTCAGTTCATACCAATAGAGAGGCGTCAGTATCCCGCCTAAAACCCTTTTATCTTCGTGAATCGACCCGCCATCCCACTGGACTGTACCGCTCTGCCCGAGGGCATACCCGTTGTAACTGGTGCCGTCCTGAATCGTGCCCACCGAAGTCCATGTATTGTTACTCCCGTCCCAATATTTTACGGTGGAAAGTGTGCATGATGTCCCAAGGTTCGGGTTTTCCGGAACAATGTTTAATTTGATCCCAAATGCCGGATTAGCAAACCCCACATAAAGCGCATAGGAGGTCGTCAACCCGCCAACGTCCACGTATTCGGCATCCGTGCCGTCCGTGACCTCACCCGAGTAATCCGTGTACCCGGTAACAGAGGAAAGCAGGCAACCGAGCGCGATATCATAATACCCGCTCCAAAGGTTGGTCATTTCCTCCATGCGGTCATTTATGCGTACCCGCCATGCCTTGATACCGTCCGTAACGTCATTCGTGACCCCGGACCTGTACCAGTAAAGGTGTGTCTTGGTCCCCGGCAGCAGATAGGGGTCATCATCGATCGATGCATCCCATGATGCAACGACTCGCGTATCCGTTGAAAGCGTGGTGAGGTTTGAAACGGCTGTCCATGTACCGGACCTCCGGGCTTCCAGCGTGACCCCGCCGCCGATCTCAGTACCGCCACTAAGAACGTCCAATGTAAATCCATCCAACCGCCTTCTAAAGCCCCAATACATCATTTCCGATGCGCCGGAGTGGGCGACGAGGGAAATGTTCGTGTCCTGCCGTTTATCCCTTACCCTGTCCCAACCGTCCACATAAAGGGTCGTTCCGGTTTCGTGTTTGACAAGAAAGGCATCGGGGTAGGTGGCGCCTCCCGAATAGGCGAAGGGGGTGGTCCCCGTTCCGGCCCAAACCATATCGTCATTGATTCGTTCTCCGAAAAGGGGAGACGTGCCGGAGTCCATGCTGTAATCGAAATGCTCACGGAGACTTAAATTATCGACATAAACGCCGCCATCATTAGTGCCCCCGTGTTCCTTGAAAACCAAATATCTGTATGAGGTTGAATAAGTGAAGGTATAGGTTACTGAAACGAATGTCGTATCAGTGCTTTCAACCATATCCGCTAAATCTTGTCCGCTCGCACCATTTGTGGAAGATGCCAGCCTTACAAACCAATCGCCGCCTGCCCCTACGTGTCGCCATGAAAAAGAGATCGTATATCTTCCGCCATCCACAAGGCTCCAGTCGGTTCCGATATCCTTATAAAACCGGGTGTCCATCGGGGGAGCACCGGCTTCATTCCCGTTGGCACAAAGAGAATATGAGCCAACGGCAACAGCCGTGGGGTTTGCATAGAACGAATTACCGCTATCAAGACCGACATGGGTAAACCCTGTTGTTGTTCCCGATTCGTTCCCGTAAGGGTCCGATGCTGCATTGCCGTCATTGTGGGCTTCCCGGCCCGAAGCGGTAGAAGACAAAAAAGTCCCTTCGCTTGGCGGGGATGTGCTTCCCGTATAGATGGCATCACCACATTGGGCATAAAAGGCATGGATATCGTGCTCTGCGTTGACATACTGGAATATACCCTTGACTTCATCCGATGCAATAGCGGTCGTATTGTACTTGGTGTTCCCTGTTCGCCTATCCCACCCGAGAGGAACGGTCGGGTTCGGTCGCTGGACGTTCCGGAGTTCTTTTACTGAGCCGTCCTGGAGGGCGATGGAGGGAGCCAGCTTTTCCAGCTTGCCGTCAAATACGATGCTTCTGGGCGCACCCGTGGCAATAGACGATATTACAACGACAAAAAAAATCAGAAATATTTGAATCGCGCGTATGCGCATTAATACCTCACTTCCGGGTCCACCCAAACGTACTTGGACGCCTCGTATTGGTAAATGTCGAGTTGCAGACGAACCCAGCCGTCTTCTGCCGGTGTGACCTCAATTTCTATGTATTGGCTCCAGTCTGCCGTATTTGACCTCGGAGCTATGGTAGCGGTCGCCTCTTTTGTGGCGATATGTCCGCTCGATGCGGTGTCCAGGTATTCGGCGGTTAGCTTGATATCGGTGATGTTTGTTGTATAGTTTGATTGGATATAATACCGATATGTCTTTGTTGTATCCGCCTGCGCCCAAACCTGGTGATTCCGAATCGGGGATAGGGGGGACACCTCATTCACATCAGAATAAACAAACCTGCACTCAATGACATCTCCACCGGAAACCCCCATTGAGTTCTGTGTTGGCGTCACACCGGAACCGTCGGCGGCAACTTTTTCTATGTCTCCGTTCCGAAACCATGTATAGTGTGCGTTTAAAACCTGGTCGTGATGTTCGCTGGTTATAATGGTATGGGCATGTTCGTATGTCCTTGATCCGAATTGAAACCCGCCAGTTTTTGTCGTTCCGTTATCGCTGCCCCTGCCCTCTGTTTTACAATTGACCAACCTGGCCTCTAATTGCTGACAGCTTCACCAGTCGTCGGAGACGTTCGTCACCCCTGACCCTTCAGGCGTCCAGCCGAACTCACAATTTATAAAAGTGTGCCCAGTTCCGCCCCAAAACATCGTGTATCCGTTGCCAAAAAAATGAGTGCCGTTAAAAATATTGTTGTAGCCTCCAAGGTGAGTACCATAGCTTGCGTAGACATCGCCCGTAAACGTAGAGTTAACTAGCGTTCCGCTCGATAGATACCTGATCGCAAAATAATCAGCGTCGGAGGTGATTCCCCTGTTGGTGTTACGATAAGCTCCCGTGTTTGCAAAAATAAAGCCATCAGCAGTTACTTCAATACATCCATCTTCGCAAAAGTAAGACAGGTTAGTTGCGACACCGTTAAAATCAAAGCCTTGGCTATTTTCGTCAAAAGCGTACCCCTGGTGTTTTATGACCACGTCATCGAGTTCCCAAAGGTCGTTGTATCCGACAGGCAAATCAATCTGGCTGTGCCCAGCGATGGATATTTTGCTAAGGGTGACTTCAAAGTTACCGTGTGCCGTAGCGTTGTGAACAATTCTCGGCCTGTTTGTCCCACCGTACTTGCCTGGGTTAGGCAAATAATCCACCTTTTCGACCCGGACATTCCGTGTTAGGTTGATAACCCTCGCTGTCCATGTGCTCCCGCAGCCCGTATTTACGGTCGTTACTCCGCTGTCTGCCGCAGGGTTGCCCCCGTAGGCTTCAAGCGTGATAGATGTGCCGGATATGGCGTTGATTTTACGAAAGGAAACATCGGTCAGGTAGCAAGTAGATGTTAGGCATGTGTGCTTGGTGTGTATGGCCAACTCGTCCCCGACACTCCAGCCCATGGCGGAGACGGTTTTGATGTCGTTGTCGTCGTCGTGGCTTTCAGCGTCATCGGCCAAGGCCCCTACATAAGTCGTGCCGCTCAACGTGCCTTTGGCCCAGAATATCGCCCCCTGAGCCAAAGACACCCCGGAGGCATTATCAGCCGTTGTGTCCCACTCCAGGTAAGCCGTGTCTCCGGACTCGACGGGCAAGTTGACCCCTCCCGTTTCCTGTTCGAGCATTATCAGTGTGGCCCCGGATGCTACATTCAGGTCCGCATCCCCAAAACGCAAACCTACCGTATTGTTCAGATTTGTGGCGATTCCAAGCGTGCCGTTCACCTGTGATTCCCCGAGGGCGTGCCGGTGTTCCTGTGAAACGAGTACCGCCATGCCCGCCGGAATCGTAAATGTGTCGCCCGCTGTGTCCGGCCATCCCCCGCCGCCCCAGGTGGCCGCAGCCTCAAAAAGACCGTCCCCGGTGGCCGTATAAGCCGCACCAAAGCAGGCTGTCGGCACGTAAAAAACGATTAAACAAACGCAGAATAAAATTAATTTTTTCATGGATTTCCCTCAATAAGAAAAGATTCTCCGTCCGACCAACGAACGATAGACTTGTTCGCAGATGAAGAAGTATAAAGGCTTGATTCTCCGTCCGACCAGCACGGATTTCCTGCCGGGAATAAGACCTTCCATGGGACAAACCTGCTCCATGGTTTTGTACCGTCCCACGGTCCTTTGTGCATCCAACCCCATGCAAAAAATGAAAATGAAAGAATCGCAAAGACCGCCAAAAATGAAAAAATAAATTTCTTTTTCAAAACATTCCCCTATTTCGCGTACAGCACGCCGCTCAACCATCCGAGAGCGGTAATGCCCGACACCACTTCCAGCCTCATAAACTTGGCCCAGGTGGGCGTCATGTTGACTTTTACCCGCGTGGTGCCGGATATGGCAACGCCGTTCAGGATGGTTGTGGCGGTCTCGGCGGCCCAATGCTCATCGGTGTCGTGGTTCGAGGTTTTGTACTGCACCGTAAGCGTCGTGCCTGACCAGTCCCCGCCTGCGCTCAACTGGCTCTGGCAGGGCGTGACCTCCGATAGCTGAAAGGTGAAATAACCCTCAAGTTCCCCGATATTCGCGATAGTATTTCTTCCGTGCGACCTCTTGAGCCCTTTTGTGGAAATTACGAGAATCGACGTACCGGACCCCACCATAGTCGTGCCGGAAGGCGGGTCTCCATCGGAGGGGTAGGTAATCCCGGCCCCCAGATCAAGGGTATATGTGCTGCTATCCGCCGAATACGAAAAGGCAGGAATTAAAAGGGATGCCAGAAATAAACTGATCAATATTTTTTTCATTTTAAATTCTCCCGATTATTGATTTACAACCTCATCCAATGATTTTTTTGGCTTGTATATGAAATCCTGCCTGTATCGATCGGCTTCCATTGCGTAAAGTTCCATGACAACCCTGAGTGCAGTAAGCTTCCGGTCTTTGAAAAGGGCTTTGGCGACCGTATAGTAGACAATCAAATCGTTGTATTGTTGCGGGGTCGTAACGGTGTCGCCTGCGGCAAGAGTCGTGTGGGTGGGAACGAACGTCACATAGATGGTGTTGCCTGTGACTGTGGTGTATTCGGCATCCTGCAGGGGGTAAACGCCGACCGTACCAATCCCCTCATACCAGAACTCTGGATGAGCAACGTTACCTTCGTTTTTTCCTCTTGCATCGTCGGTTCCGTGGGTCAACGATTTGTAATCAGTCGCCCCGCTCTGATACATGACCTTTTTGATGGTGATGTAATTGGAGGTCATGGCATATTCGGACGTACCGCTGTTCAGAATATGCCGTTCGGAGTCTTCCACGCAATGCGTCCAGGAGGCGACGTTCTTAATCCCGTTGTTTACCCACACCTCCATGAAGGCATCGGGGAACATCGGGTCGGTTGTGCCGCTTTCCGTTATCGCATCAAGAAGATACCGGGATTCTGCAACGAGATCCGCAACGGTCTTGTCGTTCGTGCTCCGGGAGGCCGCAAACAAGGAGTGGCAGGAAAAGAAAAGAACCAGAAATAGTACAATGATCAATGGAAATTTACGATTCATAGCCTACCTCGCTTAACAAAAAAACTGAGGCGTTACCCTGTGTTCACCCCCGAAGCTCCTCACGACCTTCCCCCGAAGTTCGAACATTTGCCGAAAATAATCCTTCCGGTACTGCAAGCCCAAATCGATATTGCTCCATGTGATCGTTTTGGATGGGGGCATGACGTAGAGTCGCCATTTGACGAAATCGGTGATTGCGCTCACGTAGGATTCAAGGACGGTCGGAATGTCGATTACGCCGGTAGGGTAAAGGACCTGCTGCACCTGAAAGCCTATCCCCGTTGTTACCGGAATTCTATTCAGGGCCAGTGTCGTTTTTCCGTCATAGATCACGCCGGTAACGTTGTCGCTCTCATAACCCCTCCAATAACGGTTGAAGGTCTGTAGGAAGGCTTCGTTGACAAGCTTGATGTCTCGCATGAGGGGGCTTTTCGTGGGGATGGCTCCAGCCGGTGTATCGCTCCCATCATCAGTATACGCAACCCCTGACGTGACCTCGGCCATATAGAGCCAATTGCCGTCTGTTCGGCCATAAACCTTGTAGCTGTCGGCATTCTCGATAGCGGACCAACTGATATCGATGCTCCCGTTGGCGTCGGCTTTCGCTGAACAAACCGAAGACGGAAGGGTTTCGCGATAATCATCACAACAGGCCGTAACCTTGTAATAATAGGTCGTGCCGCTCACGAGAACTCCCGCATCGGTTCCGGCTGCCGCCGATGGAACGGGGGAATTGACTGTTGCAATCCGGGCACTGTTCGGCAATACCCCGATAACGGACGTATTCGACACCGAAGGCGTCAAGGTGTGCTCATAGGTCCCGGCAGTTGAAAGGAAAGCGAATAGTTCCGAATAGGCAAACGTCTTTCGGCAAAGGTCCTGTAAGGCCTTCAGGATCAAGTCCTTCTTCATGCCCTCCTGGGGCCCCGTAGGGTCGTTCCCGAGATCTCCAATGATATCATCGAAAGTCATCGTCGGGAGACTCCCCGCGCGTTATGGCCTTCCCGAAAAGGCTTTCGATCAACTTTGCAACAGCCTCTTCCCTTGCGGCCTTTTCCCCCGTAGCGAATGCCCGGACATCCTCCACCCTCATCTCCTGATCGACTTCAAGGCCGTATTCTTCCTTTACGAACCGGGTGAGGTCGGCTTTGTTCATCTGGGAAATGTACTTCCCCCTGGCCCTCGGTTCCAGGGCCAATGACATGGTTGGCGTACCCTTTTCGTCACATTCGATCATGCCCGGTTTGGCAGCCTGAGCCGCGCTCCAATTGAATATCTGTGTTGAAGTCGGGTCTGATTTCCTTAGAAATTTAGGCATTTTCATCTCCTCTTAAATAAAAACCGGGGCTGTAAACCCCGGTTTTCAGGTTTTTTGGTAAAAAAGGTGTTTACGATCAGGCGTCCATATCGAAGCCGACGATATAGAACCTGTAATCGCCATCGGACATATTCGCGGTCAAAACCTCGAAATCGACGGTATCACCGTCTATGAAACCGGAGGCAACCGCCGCATCCATGCAGCTATCCGTGGTGCAGGTTCCCGCGGCCGCGTCGCAATCGAAACCCGCTTCAAGCTCCTGCCCCCCTGCAAACCCGATATCCGCCGTGGCCGCGGCCGTGGATGGCGTAACAACTTCAGTCATAAGGAGCAGCGGCACACACCGCGCCGGCCATGTGGCCATCTTGATCACGTCCGCAATGGTGAAATACCCGTTCGCAGCGGGTGTGGTTTGGGCCGCCATCTCCGTGGCGATAACCAGGCGCATTTTCATCACGAACATTCTGTGAAATTCGAGGTTCGATATTTCGGTCGCCCCGACGTTGATTGTACCGGTATAAGTAGCCATAAATTATGTCCTCCAATGCTTCTTTTTTGAATTACGGGGACACCTGGTCCCCGTTTGGTTTACGCTTTCTGGGCCACGAAATGAACCAGGGATTCGGACTTGATAACCTTGTACCCGAAGACCTGTAGACCCTCCATGATATCCCCGAAGTCGTCAGGATCCGGGATGATCCGGTTTTCGACCAACTGAGAGGCGAAAGTGATGGCGGTCGGGTGTCCCGACATGCAATCGAAAACGCCCGCAGTAGAGTTCAGGTTGTTGGTTGAATAAATGGTGTATCGGTCGATGGTCCCAAGCCTCCCATTCCTCATGATCGATACTCCGTCCCCGGCCAATGAAGCGTCTTTCAGGTCGGATTTCTTGATCATACCGCAGAAAAGCGGGGGAAAGAGCAACCACCGGGAAGTTTGCGGAACGTTCTGTTCATCCAGGACGGTCCCCTGATCGACGATATAATCGAGAATATTGGTTTTATCGATGCTCTCCGGGGCTGCCGCCGTACCGAGATCGAACGCGGAGGAATTAACCCCCGCCGTGGCCCCGGCATTGCTCGCATGGGCATCGGAGTAAACATCGCCCAGAATATCACTATCAATTTTAATCGACATCTGCTGCCCGGCATCGTCGGACCACTTTTCAATATAGTTGATGTCCGCCTGGGCCTTCTCGACCGTGTTGATCTTGAACGAGTAATACTTGCCATGATCGATATCGAGTTCAACGTCTGCCGTGGCCGGGCGTTCCCGGTTGAGCTTTTGCCCGATGGTATAGTCATTGATGGTAATGTCGGGGATAATCCGGATGTGGACCTTATCGCCGTATGCCTTGATTTCCAGTTGTGTTATCGACAGGCTCTTTATCCTGCCTTCTTGCCGTCTCCGACAAGCTCAGACTATATCATCTTTTTACTTGCGAAATGGGTGCTTATGGTGATATAGTTACCCAAAACACAGGAGGTTAAGTTATGCAAGGAAGAAGAATACTTAATGTAGTGTTTACCAAGCAAATGCTTGAGGAAGACTACAGCGATCTTCACTCTACCGTAAAAATTGCCCAAAAATATGGTGTCAGTAAAAAATGTGTCCTGAATTACATGAATAGGTTTGGCATTGAAAAAAAGCGCCGAACTGTACCCACTGACAAAGTGAAGGGGCTTGCTGCTAAAGGCTTTACTGCCCCCGAAATTGGCAAAATCCTTAAGTTTTCCTCTTCCTCTATTTCCAGGGCAGGAAGAGAACACGGAATCGCCATTCCCGACAGATACCATAAAGGGTACATCATTACGCACAACGGATACATCATGGTCCAATGTCCTGAACACCCACACGCTGACAGCAAAGGGTACGTTAGAAAGCATCGGCTTGTCATGGAAGAACGCCTTGGCAGAATCCTTGACCCAAGGGAATTGATCCATCACATAAATGGAGACAAAGCCGACAATCGCATTGAGAACCTTGAAATAATGCCGCTTTCCGCACATACCGCAAAACACCATATCGGCAAAAAAGGTAGAGGCCCTGACAAGAAACCTCGAAAAAAAGCCCTGCGCTCGTGAGGGTTTTGCCTTGCCGAAGTTTAGGCTACTTCCCTTAGTCGTTGAACCTTCACCCCGTTTCCGGGGGGCTTGGCTGCTGATTGCCCATTGTTTCATCCTGTCGCTTTTCAGGCCATCACGCTCGCCGTTACCGGCCACGTTGTGGCGTACAGGCTTTAGGGTGTTCCAGCAATTCACAGGGTTTAAAGAGGGCCAAATTATCTCAATTAACCCTCATAGTCGGTGTTCGCGATTTCCCCGAACACCGTCGATTTATAAAATTTAACAAGGGTTTTACCACTCCATATCTCCGGAATGTACGTTGAAGACATGGTTGTAACGCCTACCGAAACTGGATAATCTGCCATAATTCATCTCCTTTTTTTTGGTAGATTCACCCCGGTTGGCTACTGTCCAGGCTGGCGGGAGAACCGGCCCCCGCCACTCGGGTAAAAACCCTCGCTCGTCAGACCCGGAAATTTTATTGTTTGATCCGCCCTTCCAAGTGGGCGTTGGAAATATCCTTATCTATTTTTAGCCGTTCTTCTTCGGTGTACTTTTTCCCGATCGCGGAATCCTTGTAGAATTCCCGAATTTCCTTCACGGTCCAGATCTTTCCGTCTCCTGTGGTGGTTGACGGAATTTCCGGCCCTGCACCGCGTTTCGGGTCAACGTGTTCTTGCTTTTTCGGAGGCCCGGGTTTCTTCTCCGGTACGGGTTTCTTCCGAGACACCGGAAGATCATTCGCTTTTTTGTAATCGTTGATGATTTCGATGACCTTACCGGCATCAAGGGCCCGATCCGCTTCCTGGAGGACAATCTTGTAGGGAGTATCGGTATAGGGGAGTTTTTGGGTCGCCATGTAGTTATTGAAATTCGGGTCCTTGTTCCACCGCTCCCACTCACCATCAGGGAAAGCGGCGTCGAGGGTATCGTAATATGCTTCTTCCTTGGTTTTCGCGGTTTCCCTGTGGATCGTCTCAACATTATCCTTGACCGGCTTCACGGCATCATCGGCTATCCGTTGAACGACTTTACCGATAATGTCGAGAGAATCCTCACCGAGATCCCTATCGACTACCTCCCGTTCCTCCTCGGTCATGAGGTTAAGGAAGGTCTGCCCATCTTCCGGGGGTTCTTCATCCCCCTCATCTTCTTTGGGCTTTCGGGCATCAGTCAACAGCCGGGACAACTCCGCATTTTGGATCGTCAGGCTATTGACTCGATCGACAAGGGTAGTGACTTCCCCCAATTTACCTTCCACCACCTTGAAACGCTGCTTCCAGTAATCAACCGTATCCTCTCTCGGGGCATCTTCTTCCTGGCCCTCTACAGGCTCCTCGCCGGGCTCCTGACCGGGTTCCTCACCTTCCGGAACGACTTCCTTTTCTTCTCCTTCAATGTCGAGATCCGGTGTTTCTTCGCCGGGGGTCTCGTCATTGATCATTTTTTCCAACATTTCGTCGGCTTTTTTTTCGGCAGCCAATGCTTGATCTGGGATTGCCATATTGATTCTCCTTTTGCGGGGAGTCGGCAGTAGAGCTTGGCCGTCGCCCTACTGCCGGGATTCCCTGACTTAGCCGCCCGAGCCGTTGCTAATGCGAACGGGATTCGGGTCGGCATAAAAAAACCCCGAAGGCCAAAAAAGCCCTTGAGGTTTTAAAATTCTGATAGCGTGCTCTGTTTTACTGAATGTAACGGCCTACCTGATACCATGTGGAGCCGGAAGAGTCATACAAAGCTTTAAACTTCAACCAATCGCCAACGGCATCAATTTCAGAAACTTCGCACAACTCCGTAGTGCTACCTGACCATGTGGCATATTGTGACTCATAGGTTACACCGGTTGTTGCATTCCATATATGGTCTGTGACTCCAGAAGATGCGGTCGTTCCTGCAATTGATATAACAATCTTCGTGGTGCCGCTGAAGGTCGTTGCACCCGAACCGCCCGGAGAAGTTAACCCTGGGGCTTTTAAAATTTTTACCTCGTAACCGTCATAACTTGCGGTTATTTTAGGTAGAAGAATAGAAACACCGCTTGAAACCCGTGTGCCGAGGGTGCTCTCATGGTCGTCAATCCAGAACTCAGACCCATTGGCCCGGTCGATGGTATAATAAGACGTACCCGCCAAATCGACCACAACGGGATCGCTGATAATCGGGGTTGAACCCGGTAAAGTCACACCGGAATGAAACTTCGGCTGATAAATATTGAGATCTTCACCGGTCAGGTTCCGAATCTCTTTAAAATACCCCTTGGTTATCGTGGCTACCTCTCTCCACGCACCCATGAATGTCAGCATGGCCGCCAACAGAAACACAACGATTCCGAATTTCAAAAATTTCTTTTTTTTCATGTTTCCTCTCCTTCTTCTTGAGTTTTAATAAAAAAACCCAAGAAGCCGTGAAGCCGCCTTGGGTTTAGTTGAATTACCTGTATTGAGTTGTTTATGTGGTCAGTGTCGCTTCCACTCTTCTTTTATTCTCTATGGATTCAATAGCTTTCTTGACCTTTTCGCGATCGGTCATGTCGAGTATGTCCTCAAGGAGCAATAGCGCCCCCTGCTGCCTGTGGTTCTTTGTTCCCTCGGTTTTCCGATTCGAACGAAAAAGTCTTTGCTCTTCGTTTTTCAGGAATTCGAGGAATTCTTGAAATTGGGGAAGTGCCGATAATCGTAAAAGGCCCTTATTGAGCCTTTCGGCCTTCTCTGTATCTGTTGGTGGTTTAAGAAACATCAAATCCTCACAGTCGTAATGACCATAAAGCAATCATCGACCGGCAGCCCGGGCTTGACGATAATTCCCGTTTTCCGGTAAGGCCTCGGTTTGGAGATCCAATCAACGATTTCATTGCCCTTGTAGATGTAAATCCCGCTCCTCCATGCTTCCCGTTTTTCAACAGTCCCTTTGCCGGCGCATTCCGGGCACTTCTGCTCTGCGGGGACGTTTTCATTAAACTGCTGCTGAATCCGTTCTTTCGGGATCTTTATCTTGCCATCACCACCGCATAGCGGGCATGGGTGAACTTCATCCTCATACTTACGCCGCTCGACCTGAACTCCTTTTTCCTTCATAATCCGTTCGACAAACTTTTCGTGCATACCGGGGACGATCGAGACGCCCAATCGAGACAGGCTTGTATTCATGCACTGGCCCATGAACCACATGACCTGGTGCATGTCCTTCAGGTAGTGGGTTTTCGCCTTGCGCGTCATCAAAAACTCCAGGTTTTCAATGTCGTGCTCTTTGATTTCGTTTAGGGTTTTGTTGTTGAAGGTCATGTCCTCCCCCTTCCGACCGGATTATCCGGATTGTTGCTATTGTGTATACGGGCCGCCTTGCCCTGGGCGTTATCGTAAAGCCGGTCCCGGGTCGCCCTGCTCATGTTGTCTCGAGGGTGACGGCGATTCCAGGCGTCTATTTTTTGCTGGAAGAACTTGTCTCTCATCTTTTCGTATCCGCGAGGCATTACTGCACCCCATAAGAAAATTCTATTTCCAGAATATCCCCAAAATCATCAGGGTCAGGCAAGTTCTTAAAATGTGTAAATGTGCCTGCAAAAAGTTTCCAATCTCCGGGGTGCAAATTAAATAATGCCTGTGAAACAGTGTCGCCAATAAGCAAAGCAAATGAGTGTTGTTTTTCTAAATCTTGATAGGGCCGTGATAATCTCGCCTCATCTTCTGTTATTTTAAATACAAAAAGCTCCATGTAACCACAAATCAAGATATCAGAACCAAAACGGACAGAATCCCCTTGACGCTCAATGAAACCGCTATAATTAAGATTAACCTCAGGGTGTTTTTTCTCAATATTCTTGATGACGTTTACTAAACTTTTCCCAGAAATAACTTCAGGTATGAAGTAATATGGAAAAAGCGCTGATGATTTTATCATTACTGCATCCCCCTGAAATCCTGCCCCGCCACCGGCTGTCCATCGGGGCCAATCGCCCTCTTTTCCTGTCCAACAGGCCCCTGGCCGGGCCCCGCCGTTCCCCCGGAGGCCATTTGAACAAGTTGTTCAACGGGAATCCCGGTTGACGCTGAAATGGCTTCCAGCATTTTCCGCAGCTTCATTTCTTCCTGTCTAGCCATAATGGATTCACGGTCGGGGAGGATCTTGTCCGTATTCATTTTTAGAGAATGAAGTGTTTCCCTGTGAATTTCCGCTCTTCCGTCGAGGCCAAATATCTGCATATCAACGGGGTTGTTCGTGGCATCGAGGTATTCCATCCTCCGAATCTGCAACTGCTCCATCATGATGAGGTACTCACTGGCCCTGGCAACAATCTTGATATCCCCCTGGGCTTTTTCCGGATCGTCCAGCATGATGGTCAGCCAGTGGGCTTCGATAGACGGCTTTACAATCCCATTGTCAATGTGACCGACAACCATCTTGAGCCCCTTAGAGGCCGCGTTCATCAACATGGAAAGTCCGGAGGCCGTCTTACCTGCTCCTTTGACATTTTCGCTCCCGTAGATATAGGCGGGAATCCCGGTAATCTCCGAGGCTTGCTTGAAGAAATAGTCATATAGTTTTATCAGAACATCGATAATGGGGTCCGGTTGGAAGAACCCCATGGGAGGGGAACTCTTCCCGATCATTTCATCGGACTTAAACGGCCATTGCTTCCACGGGTGCATGGTGGTCATTGGCATGGTGGGGTCAACAAGATCGGCCAAATACCACACCTGCGGACCACTCGCCATCCCCATGTTGTTCACCATGGCGCGGACACAACCGTTACAAATATCCTGGATATCGCTCATAATCTGAGGCACACCCTCGCCCCAAACTGAATCGTTCTTTTTCACGAAAGAAGCGGAGAATATATTTCGTTTCCCCAGCGGGTGAGGATTGAGGACCGCCGATATGACCGTACTGGCAACCATATACGCCTTGATCTCATAGTCTAAATCCGGGTCCGGTATTTCTGCCTTGCTCATCCCCCACTCGATCAGCTTGGAGCCCTGAACCGGACCGCAATACTTGAGGCAATCAATGGTCCCTTCCGGGTCGTCTTTTTCGTGCGGTCTGCCCTCGACGTCCGCCCTCTCATGGTCCCCGGCATGGTCCATGCGGAATCCGGATTGCCCGTAGGTTTTCAGCACGTACCGCACGGACTCCTCATCATACCCATCAACCCCGACCATGGCGTTCAGGTCTGACCTACGAAACCGATCTTTAATAAAATAATATCCGTCTTGTAGTGATTTTGCGCCCGGTGATGGATACATATCGAAAGGGGAAATGCGGTCGTACATCTTGACCACTTTTTCGGTCGGGGCAGGGATGGAGCCGCCGCCCGGGAGACTGACCCAATCCAAAACCTTTTCTTTGCGTTTGATTGGTCCTTCAACGAATGCCGCGGGGAACGTGACGACATCATAGATGATATCATCGACAGCATCGTACCATTTGCCCTCAATGAGATCATCGTCAATTTCCCTCTCCAGGTTTTCGGCTGCGCTCTTGGCTTCGTCTTTGATTTTCTGGACTGTGGCGTGTTTGATTTCGTCAATCAAATCTTCCCAGTCGAGCGCGTCGACCTCCTGTGGCGGGTAGAGCATCAGGGCGTTACGGTACTCCTGGTAGGCCCTCATGGTGATTTCCTGCTCTATCTCGGGGGGGAGATCCGGAATAGGGGTGGCATCGGTCGACCATGGTTTTTCGCCCGGAGGTCGTAAAATATCACGGACCCAACTTTCGGCGGCCCGGCATTTAATGTCTGTGATTTTGATAAAATTCTCGGCAAGGCCCTGGGTTTTGATCATTGCCAGCTTTTGCGGGTCATATTCGCCTTTTCTCTGCCTGAGACATTGCAGGAGGATTCGATCAATGGGCTCCTTGGCCTTCTTCGCCGCCTGCCACCGGAGGGCCAAATCCGCCCCGAGATTGGAAACGAATTCATCGTTCTGAGTTTCCTCTGCCGCCCTCTTGGCTTCCTCTTCCTTGATCCTGTCAGTTTCGGCAGCCGGGATGAAGGAGAGTAGTCCCCGTCCGGACCCCGGTGTGTGCTGTAATGCTGGATTGGCTCCTGAGATCATATCAACTCCATACAAACCCGCTGGGCTTGATTTCTTGGTTGCCCCTCACCCCGAGGTCTTTCCGGGGGGCGAATGTGAGGCACAGGGCATCGAACTTATTTGGAGACCGCTTTAAGAGGTCGTGCATGGTGGCCCGCCTGGTGCCCGTCCGTGCGTCAATCGGGGCGCGTTTCGGCATCACCTTGACTTTACCCGTGCTGACGTCATAGGTCGGCGTGTGCAGCTCCTCTAAAAGTTCATCGTCCGGAGGCAACATGGCCCCGGGGTCCACACGCAACCACTCCCGGACCTCCCATGCGAGTTGGTCGCGCAATGTACCGAATTCGCCCAACTCGGACTTTCTTGTCGGTCTTTCCGATGTTTTTACCGATATGGCATTAGGGCACCCCAAACGTCTCATATGGGGAGCAACCCCGGCGCCCACCCCGATCGCATCAACGTTTTGCTGGATCATCCGGCGTTTGCGGTATTTCCTGGCCGCCCTGTCGCCGGTTTCCATCATGTCAACCCCGCCCCAGGTGATTAATCTCTCAACGTACCCGCCCCACCTGAAACAGTCGCAATTGACATCATCCCCCATTTCCGCAGCGTCCAGTCCCCCGAGGCATTGAGTGCCCCTGGGGGGTATTTCTCCGAATTTTGCAACGTGGGCGTCCCACCGTGAACGTGCCATCGCTGTCCATTCCCGGCTGATTAGTTGAAACTGAGACTGAGCAGGGTACTCACCCAAAACCATGTAGGAAAAAGCTGGTTCCATGATCTTATAAAAACCTGCCTTCAGCGGATCTCCTCCATCATCCGTGACGCCTTCCAAGAACTTAGGGAGTTCGAATGTGTCTTTGCCTGCCTTTTCCTCTTTGTTCAGCGGTCGGCACCATTGACGGATACGCTGGACGGTCGTTGACCGATTGACTGCGCCCGGTATAATCTCTTGGCCTGTTATAACGTTGGGATGATTGAATGCGCTCAAATGAATAATATTTGCTGATTTGTCTTTATGCTCCAGCCTATACGGGTATCCCGCGCTATAGCGAGGATTGAATAAAATCAACAGCCGGACAATGAGCCCCCCGGACATACACCCCTCAACTCCCCGATATGCAAAATCCGGAACGGTATCACCCTCATCGAACAAATAGAGCATATGGGCATGATGTTTGCCGGAAAATTTACCTTCCCGAACTGCCTCGGCACCTGTCGTGGGGACAGTTAGAGGCTCAATAAAATCTTTAGGCCCCCGCTTAATGCTGAAATACTTAATCGTGTCATCGCTGAATAAATCAGGATGTCTTTCGGTCATTGCCGATAATTCACCCCATAGAATTTTTTGATTTTCCGTGGGATTTGCGATTGTCCTGACAAAACTATCCGGAAAACACTTGTAAAACCAAATAGACGCCACACTCGCACCGTGGCTTTTGCCGGTCCCCGTGGCGCTCCTGGCTACTGTGATCCGATTATCCCGAATGCTCTCCAGCATCTTGGCAATGTCGGGAGTGACAGTGATGTCCAGAACGTCTTTTGCGAACCCGACGGGGTCATCCTGGTAGCGGGTAAAATCACTAAGCTTATTCGGGCTCGGCATCGACTGGAGGCGTTCCAACATCTGTATCTTTGCTGGCTCCGGCCATTCTCTCCAATTCCCGCTCGATTGCGCTGTCGATATCATCGGTCCCGAATCTTATTTTCTCCGACCATCCTTCGATGCGTTGATAAACGAGTTTAGCTGCCGCAGGGTTTCCCGCCGCGCCTTGCTTCAACATCCCCAGGTCTACACTTCGCAATAACCGGGCACATTGTTTTCGACATAATGCCAATCCTTCATCGTATATTTCGGTCAGTTCTTCGCACTTAAACGCAGAGTAAATCGTATTCCGTTGCTTGTACCCCAAAACCTCACACGCTAAAAACTCTACACCTACCTCAGCATTGTCTGGATTTGATAGGTATTTCAATAGCTTGTGATATTTTAGGATTTTCGCCTTTGTCCAGCCCTGTGTATCCATTTTGTCGGACCATCAATACCCAACTTTCCTCTTAGCCTTTTTCGGTTTCACCACAGGAGACTTTCTTTTCCTACCAGCCTTGGCAAGCTCCCGATCCGCCGCCGATCTGAACGATGATTTGATTTTTTTCATATTTATTCCCTCACCTCTTCCATCTCCCACCAACCAGCTATGGCCCCGAGTTGCGCATAAACGGCCAACTGAGACGCCCTCAACCGGTCAGCGATCGATAGATTAATCCTGCCTTGCCCCTGGCAATCATCAACATCCACACCCGTTCCCCTGTCCGCCATTCTCACTCGATAATCCTCCTCGCGCCGCCTGATTAATTCAAAGTTGTTCCCGTTCTTTTTTGTTCGTCCTCTTCCCATTGTTCGATTTGTTCTAGTCTCTCTCTTACGTCATATGGTGCCAGTTTCGGGCTTCCGAAATCCTGGGTGAACATCAGAAAAATCGCGAAAAAAAATATCACAACGAATAAAAGCGTGCCCCAGTCGACACTCCCGCGCTTGCTGGCCGGCACTTCGCCGGACATAAAAAAACCGGCCCTTGACCAGTTAGCCGGTTTGCGTTTGAGCATTAGTTTTTTGCGCATTAAATCATAAATCCATAACCAATAGCCGGAATCGCTGAACCCGAATGCCGGACGTTCCGTAAATCGGTCAAAGGTCTGGCGTTTATATCGGTTGCGTGCTGCTCTGCTCATCCTATTCCTGCCCTATTTACAGGGGCTTATAGTTCGGTAGAGGTAATGCGTTTTATTATGATGGGAATCGCGCGGGCCTGGAAAGAGGGGCGTTTTGTTGCGTACCGATAAGCCCGCCGGCTGATAATTTATTTTCCATGGGTCTATCCATACCACAATTTACCGCGACTGTCAAGAAATATGTGGTAAAATTACCACTGTGTGGGGTAAAAACACCACACTGGAAATAGCCAATATATTCAGCCCATTACGTTGAGTGTGGAAAAAAACACACAAAATCTGTTGCAAAAACACCACAATGAGCCATGTTTCGCCTGTCATAAAACCAGCTTGAAATAATTATTATCCTTAATGTTATCGGAAAGTCTGCCTTTATAATTAACCCCCCCGCCCCGCCTCAGCGCGGGGCACCTTTTTTCAACTCAGTGAAATCTCAGTCAAACCTTCCGGTCCCCATGATTTTGATGCTATCAGGCTCACTACTTGGGAGTCATCACGCCAACAAACACCGTTCAAACAATCTTTTACAAACTTCACGGGGTTATCCAAATCCGGTTTTTGGGTGTGATATGTTGGTGCTGACGGTTTGGGAGCGCCACTATTTTTGCCGGTCCCGTAATGGCTTTTAGGGCGGGGCATGATGAAAGCGACACGAAGCGTAATTTTTCCTCCTGAAATTGCGGACCGCAGGGGGTCAGACGTGCCGGCGCTCAAGGAGGTCTTATGTCCGCCGGGGTCAGATCGCCGTTCTCCCCCCCTGGCCCTGGTGGTCATGTATTCGTCAAACTGCGCTTCCGTCCATCTCATCCTTTACCCACCCAGACCCCTGTACCTCGGGGGCCTTCCGACCGGTCCCCTCCGGTCCCTGATCGGCACGACGTTGCTTTCGAAAATTGTTATCTGATCCTCATTAACGGTTCCACTGGCCGTATCTTCGATGTCGGGTTCCGGTCTAAATTTGATTCCAGTTTTTATCTTAATCCCTCCATGTTGTCCGACATCTAAAACGGATTT